AAAAGCCATGAGTTCTATAAAATTAACAGCTGATTCTGGAGGAGGTACTTTTGAAATTAAGGCTCCAGCTTCTAGTGCAAATACAAGAGTATTAACTTTACCAGATTCAGGAAATTATATATTAGGAGGAAGAATTCTTCAAGTTGTTTCTACAACAAAAACTGATACCTTTTCTACTTCTACTACAAACAGTTTTGTCGATATTACTGGAATGACTGCAACAATAACACCAACATCAACAAGCAGTAAGATTCTGCTTCATTATGATTTAAATATGAGTGGATCAGAATTATTTTTTATTCAACTTGTAAGAGGTAGTACAGCTATAAAAGTTGGAGATTCAGATAGTGCTAATAGAGTGGAATGTACCCAAGGTGGTGTTTTTCCAGCTATTAATGCTGATAAAGTTGCGATTATGGCTGGTTCTTTTCTCGATTCACCAAATACAACATCTGCTACAACGTATAAAATTCAAGGTAGAGTTTATGCTGGAGGTAGTCAGAGTTTTACTGTTAATAAACCTAATAATGACACAAATGCAAATTATACAGGTAGAGGTGCATCAACATTAACACTAATGGAGGTAGCAGCATAATGGCTAATTTAGATCATAACGCTATAAGAAAAGCATATCCTGACGCTGTAACTATTGATGATGGTACAGGTGCTTTTGATAAAGATGGTAAATCAATTACCTTAGAGCAAAGCAAGATAGATGCTGCACGAACCACGTTAAATGCTGAAGCTGCTGCGATAGCATACCAATCTACAAGACAACCTCTTTATCCATCTTTAGGAGATTTTGCAGATGCTATGTACTGGAATAGTAAAGGAGATTCGACTAAACTAGAAGCATACTACGCAGCCTGTGAAAAGGTAAAAACCGACAATCCCAAGCCTAGTTAACCATGACAGCAAAGATTAAACTAAACGCAGCATCAGGTGGTGGGTCTTTCAGCTTACAAGCACCCTCTTCTTCTGCTAATAACAGAGTTTTAACTCTTCCTGATACAGCAGATGGCACTATTGCAAAAACTTCAGATATTAATTTAGTAAAGATTACAGACGCTTCTTGGACTTCTGCTGTTTCAAGTGTTGCTATTGATAATTTAGATACAACAACATATAAATATTTTAAAATGTTATGGAATCATAAACCATCAGAACAAGGTAGAAGATTAAGTTTTAGATGGAGATTAAATACAAGTGACCAAACGACAGCAGCTTACGATTGGAACTTTGAAAGATATTATGAAGGTACTAACTTTATTGCGGAAAATGCAGATAAGGTAGAAGTAACAGGAGATATGGGTCACGATTTAAATGAAGGCTGCCAACTTTTGTTTGAAATTTATCCAAAAAGTAGTGTTGAAAACGGATATCATGGCAATGCAGTATTTTGGCATGGTGTTTACCACGAAAATGCAACTTATGTAAGAGGTATTTCTGGATCAGCTTTTTATGATGGAGGTACTACATATTATCCAAATGGGTTTAAACTTTATATGAATGTAGGTAATTTAGAACTTGGAAATTATGTTTTATATGGAGTTAAAAGATAATGAATAAATTAGTAAACGGACAATTAGTTGAGCTTACTTCAGAAGAAGAAACCGCTATTACTGCTGAAGAAACAAAAGTAAAAGATGAATTAGCTAAAACTGGTTACAAACAAGCAAGAGCAATTTCATACCCACCTTTTGGTGAACAGCTTGACCTTTTATATCACGCAATAGAAGCAGATTCAGACTTAAAAACAAAATTAGCTGGCTTTTATAATGCCATAAAAGCGGTTAAAGACGCTAACCCAAAACCTAGTTAATTATGTCAGAGATCAAGGTAAATTCGATAAAAGGGGTAGGAGCTAGTACTGCTGCTATAACTGTCAACAATACTGATGGAACGTGTACTGCAAATGTTACTAATAACCTAAGTAACAGAAACAAAATTTATAACGGAAAAATGGCTGTAGCACAAAGATCACAGTCAGTTTCAAGTATTACTGCAACAGGAATATATACTTGCGATAGGTGGCATACAACTATAACAACTTGTGGTACATGGACTCAATCACAAAGTACTGATGTACCTACAGGAGAGGGTTTTTCTAAAAGTTTAAAAATGGATTGCACAACAGCAGATGCTTCACTTGCAGCTGGTGATAGAATTTTTATTTCACAAAGATTTGAGGGACAGGATTTACAGGATTTTTGCAAAGGAACTTCAAGTGCAAAACAATATACATTATCTTTTTATGTTAAATCAGCAAAAACTGGAACTCATGTTGTAGAACTATTAGACCACGATTCTGCATTTCGTCATGTTTGTGGTACTTATACAATTAATAGTGCTGATACTTGGGAAAAGAAAACAATTACTTTTCCAGCAGATACCACAGGAGCATTTGGTGACGATAATGCTAAATCTTTAGAAGTTCAATGGTATCTTGCTGCTGGTTCTACTTATCAATCAGGAACTTTAGCAACAAGTTGGGCATCTGTTACAAATGGAAATCGAGCAACTGGTCAAGTGAATGTTGCTGATAACACCGCAAATAATTGGTATTTAACAGGAGTTCAATTAGAAGTAGGCAGCGTGGCAACAGATTTTGAGCATTTAAGTTTTGCAGATGAATTGCGAAGGTGTCAGAGGTATTATTGGAAAATAGCTCAAAATACATATAGACGAATAAATGGTTATAAAAGATCTGATGGTAATTCTCATTGGGAAATTCATTGTCCAGTGCCTATGAGAACTGCTCCGTCGCCTACTTTGCTTGTAAGTGGAACATTTACTAATTTTAATACTAATTTTAACACCACTCAAAGTAGTCCGACTGTTGGTGAATGGAACACAGATACAGGTCAAGGTTTACTAGAAGTATCCTCAACTTGGAGTTCAACTAACGTATCAATACCTTCTTGGGAAGGTTACTCAATAGAATTTTCTGCTGAATTATGATTTACAAAATTAAAACTATAGACGAAAAAAAATACGTTATCAGGTTTAATGATAATGGCACTCAAACAGGTTGCACAGAAGGAACTGTTGATTATGAAGAGTACCTTGAGTGGGTAGCAGAGGGAAATACACCCGAAGCTGCTGATTAATTAACCTTTTCGTGCATTTGCCTTGTCATTAACCCCATAGTGACGTAGAGAGGGGATAGGGCTACAATAAGCAGTAAAACAAGCACACTTGAAAAGGATAGTGCTTTTAAAATTGCAAATTTAATCATGTTTCAAAAAATTGCTAATGTTTTGAGTATTGTCTCATTTCTAATGGTAACTTCTGTTGTTGGTGGAGGATACTTTGGCTATAAATATGTAACATCAGAACAGTTTCAAACAAAGATGATGAATAAAGTTCTTAGAAATGTTCAAGGAATGATGCCTAAAGTATTAGATCAGGAATTACCAAAAGTAACAGGCCCATCAATGCCGATCATTAAATGATCTTTGGATTTTTAAAAAAGCTAATTAAATACTATGTAGATAAATTAATTCATTGGATGCGTATGACAAAATTTAATTTAGAGCTTGATAATGATATAAAAAAGTATCACGAAGAATTAGATAAAAAAGTAAAAAAACCAGAAATTAGAGAAGTTGGTAAGTTTGGAGAAGATGGCTGGTCTATTTCTATTGGAGACATAGAAGATGGAGATACCTGAGATAGGTATTAGAGAAGTAAATATTCCTGAGGTATATATTCCTGAGGTATATAACCCTAATCCTGTATTACCTGTAATAACAAATTTAGAAATAGATACTGCTGGATGTACTTATCAGCATAGAGATATTCAAAACACTGGTAATATTCAGCTTTTATTAGATGACCCTAATGGAGTATTTACTACTTGTGATTCTGTTTTTCCTAACTTTTACCCTATTGATTACAGACCAGATCAAATAGTAATTACTGAGGATTTGCCTGTAACTAATGAACAACCAGCAATGCCAGAAACTAAAACACCAGAAGTGAAGCAACCTAAAGAAGAAAAAAAAGAAGTTAAGTTTGTAGAATGTCCTTCCTCGAAAGAGCAGAGGGTGGGAGATTTTCGTAACGAAAAAAAGTTAGAACGTGTTATTTCTCACAAAAGAAGCGAAGATGGGACTAGATGTATAACTCTCTATGAAGACGTTTCGTTTAAGGATCAATACATCCCAGAACCTAGCACTATTGTCTCTACTGCTGTTATTGGTCTTGTGGCTGCGAGTTCTCCTCTTATTCTCAATATAATCAAACCAGCTATTAAGAATATTGTTAAAAAGCTTACAAAGAAAAAAGATAAATCTACTTAGTTTTTATTTTGTGTGTATGAGGTAGAACTTGATTTGGTTGTGCAATAAGTTTGATTCCATCACAATTAACTTGATACTTACCGACAAAAACAACTCCTAATCTTGCTTGCTCACCGCAAATTTTTAAACGATATAATTCCATTTCCATTTTAGTTTTTGATATTAATAACTCTTGAGCTTCAATATTTACCCTTGCAGCTTTTTGACATAGCTCCCCACCTTTACCCAAAGGAATATTAAATTGCATAGATATTCCATAATTTAAGTTGTAATTATCTTTCTCAAATCTTGGGGTTTCTTGAACATATTTAATTTGGCCTGTATCTTCATCGTAAATATTTTGTTTAGTAACTGTTTCTATAGGGCGGTTAAATGACCACGCATCTGTTAAATAAGGAGTTATGGTCAAACTGGGCGAGGTACAAACAATTCCTTGACTGTAGCGATTCTGGGGCAAGCTGGAGGGTGTAATCATGGTTGCGTTGTTATTCACTACCCCTTGGGCATTCGAGCTAGGCGAAGCAACAGTCGTATTAGCCAAAACCCTTGCAGGGCAAAGAATTACAAGAATTACTGACCAAAAATACTTTGAGTTTCCGTTGTTGTGGTAGTTGTAATAGTCCGATTTATTGTGGTTACGTTTGAAAGGCCAGCACCTTGCAGTGACTCTACCAGAGAAAAGCTCTGTCCAGCGTTGACTATTTTCCATCTAGGCACAGCTTCGAGTGATGGACTTGTCCAACTAAACTGAACACCATTAAGAGTTTGAGTTGTTCCAGCAACTGTTGAAGGGTTGATATAACCATTAAGGTCTGCTGATTCGATATTGTGGCCTGATGCAGAGTATGAAAAGCCAGAATTGTATTGGTGCGAAGTGATTGTCTCATTAATTACTGATTGCGAAGTAGAACTCTGAGTACTAGAACCAGACCTAAACTGGGGGACTACAGGTGTTGCAAGGGTTCTCAGAGGTAGTAGTAATATTAATAATAGCCAAAATTTATTTAAATTCAATCTATTTCGATTTGGACAGTAGTGGAGGCAATGCAGCTAGTACCAGATCCAAATGCTCCAGAACAAGAATGAACCCCACTAGATAAACTGCTAATACTGCCACTGCCAAGAGTCCCACCAGAAATAACTGTTGTTTGTCCACCTAAAACTGGAAGTGTTGCTATACCGCTTGATGGAGTGATTGCTGATTGTGTTACGTCACCAGCCTGATATGACTCTGATAGTGAGAACGCTGACCCAGCAGTTGTAACCGATTTATTTGTGTTTACTAAAGCTGGAACTCCATTGCTTAAGCTGCCAAGATTTAAGCCACCTATACCATTTGTTACTACACTGTCCCCTGTTCCTGTAGAGGTAGTAATATTATTTCCGCTTATAGAGTATGAACTAGGTGCGGCATTTGTAATGACATAAGGAGAGTCTATGGAAATTTGTGCTGAAGTTACATACTTAGCCGTTATCTCAGCAAAGGCACTAGAGGGAGAAAGAAAAAGTATAAAAGGCAGTAGTTTTTTCATTTGACTCCTACGTTGGTGTCTTTGTTATCTAATACTTTAGCAGCGTTAGCAGGTTTCTTTTTGTTCACGCTTATACCATAAGACCCTAAGACCCCACTCGTGAGGCCGGCTAAAAACGCTCCATCATTGCGAATCTTGTCCATGTATCCAAGAGTCATCATTGCAAGCGACCAACAAAGAATCATAAATCGGACAGCATGACCAAAGATTTCTCCCCAATCCGTGCCTTCTTTTTCTTCTTGTTCCTCTGCCATAATTAGTATTTATTAGTCATACTATACATAATTACCTATTTACGCAAATGCCTGAAATATATGGTGCATTAGTGGGAGCAGCAGCTACAGCTTTAGTTAT